GACCGGTTAAAGAAAGCTGCTAATTTAGTGCCCGTCAAAAAAACGGTTGTACTAACTTATGGCGCTGAGTTTGTGTTCTACCGTTCACCATTAACAATGGCTGAACGCGAACGGGCACAAAAGGATGCTGCATCCGATGATGTAAATGCTTTTGCATTGCAATTGCTAGTACAAAAAGCAACAGATGAAAACGGCCAGCGGATATTTGCTGCTGGTGAAATTGCCGAGTTGAAAAACGAGGTGCGCGATGCTGACCTGCAATCACTGATGCTTGCTGTTATCAGCGAGGATATCAAGGAAGAGGTTGATACAAAAAAATAAAGGCGGAGCTTAAACAGGATAACCTGCTTAGGCTCCAGCTTGGTGTAGCTAAAGAATTAGGCTATACGTTAGCTAAATTAAATTCAGAGCTGACTATGGAAGAATTGCTTCTGTGGTCAGCTTATTTTGAATTGTGCAATGACGAGCAAGAAGCTGCTATGCGACGGCGACGCTAGAATGACCCTAGTAGTAAGTGGCTAGCTGTGTCGGTTGTCGCTAATGTTGCCATTAATGTTGACGCCAGTAAGGCGACAGAGCAACTTAGGCAATTTCAACGGCAGACACAAACTGCGGCCCGTGCGGTCGAAAATATTAAAGTTGATGCCTTAAACCAAGCATTAAATACATTGCCGGGAGGCCTTGGCGTTGCAGTCAATGGTATTAATGGATTTGTACGCAAAATAAATGAAGCAGGTGCCGCAAGTAAGGCTGCAACTGCTGAAATCGTTGCATTGCAAACCGCGTTAGCAAGCAAAAAGCTACAACTTGCTGGCCGTGGCGGCATTGGTGGCGAAGCAATAAAGGCTGAGATTAAGCAGATTGAGTCATCACTGGCTAGCCTTCAAGGTGCCGCCAAGGGCGTATCACCTGCATTACTGGTGGCAGGCGGTGGCGTTATAGCGCTTACTGCTGGCTTGGTTGCCATGGCTGGCGCATCGCTTAAGTTTTCAAATGAAATAGACAGAAACCGTCAACAATTAACGTTATTTACAAAAAATGTAGAAGCAACTAATGCAATTATTGCAGACCTAAAAACTACCGCAGATGCTACAAGTCTTGGCTTGCCAGGTTTGCTAGCAGCCACCAAAACACTTGCAGCTTATGGCGTATCAGCAAAGAATGCAGGCACAGCCACTAAATTATTAGGTGATTTAGCATTAGGGGATAATGAAAAATTACAACGATTTGCTGTTAATTTAGGCCAAATAAGCAGTATCGGCAGGGCCTATACGGTTGATTTAAAACAGTTTGCAATGGCTGGTATCCCTATATTTGAAGCGTTAGCAAAGGTAATGGGCACTAGCACTGCTGAGGTGTTGCGGTTAGCAGAGCAAGGCAAAGTAACTTATCCAATTGTTATTAAAGCAATTAATGAATTAACAAAAGAAGGCGCATCATTCTTTAATGGCGCAGAAAGAGGCGGCACTAACTTAGACAGGTCATTAGCTCAATTGCAAGGTTCGTTTGAATCATTGCAAGTAGTAATTGGCAATGCTGTAGGGCCAACAGCAGTCTCTGGGGTAAAAATTCTTAAGGATGCGCTTGATGGAGTTTTGTTAATAGTAAAGAATTTATCTAACGAATTTGAATATTTTAGCGGTTTAATTGGTAAAACAGATTTTGGACATGCTATAGTCAATGAACTTAAATTTGCTGCAAAATATTTAGAACAAAATCCAGATTTAATGATGGCATTAAATCCAGGCACAAAAGTTCTAGGGCCAGTAGGAGATTTGTTGGGGCCACTAGCCAAACTTGCTCAAAACAAGAAAAAAGAAGATACCAAAACTAATAATAAAACAGACCCGACACAATTACTAAATGAGGCTAATGCTATAGCTAGGAAAAATGCAGAAACAGAATTAGCAAATTTAAGGATTGAAAACGATAAAAAAATTGCTAAATTAAATAAAAATACTGAGCTGCAATTAAAAGATAATCGTTTTCAATATGAACAGCAAATTGCTGATTTTAGAGAATCAACAATACGCCGTATCGCTGATATGGAGCGCACGCTTCAAGACCAGCGCATTAAAGCAAATTTTGATTTGCAGCAATCGCAGTTAAAGCTTGCAGGCAGCAAGCAATTTATTGGGCAAACGCAAGATATATCACGTGCAATAGTTAGCGGTAAAAGCCCTGCTGATATTCAATCATTAGAAACTGCACGCGATAACGCTAAAACTTTAAATGATGCTGCTGTAACTAGAAGACAAATTGAGTTTGATTCAACAATGAAAAAGATTCAATTAGAACGTACATTAACAGACTTCAAGAAAGGTATTGAGCGTGAGATTGGCGAGATGCAAAAGAGTTATGCACGGCAAGTAGATGGAATACTGCGAACAGCAGGCCGTTCATTAGGCGATTTAATCGTAGAAGGAGCTAACAAAGCTAAGGCAATAATGGAAAGCATAAAGCCAACTGTAGGCGCTGGCGGAAGAGAAGAAAGCAGTGGTGGGCGCTATATGCAGGGAGGCATTGGTCCAAAAGGTAAAAACCAATATGGGGCTCATTTCCATATTAGTAGAAGCGATCAAGCAGATTTTGGTCGCACCGCCTTAGACAAATATGTAAGTGTTAATAACAAACCTTTAAGCAGCGGAGCCACCGTACGAGGTGGTGAGTATGGCGCTGGACGAGAAGGTCGATCACATACAGGTATTGATTACGCTTTTCCACCTGGGGCTGCTTTAGGTCTTAAAGGAGGGGCTAAATTTACAAGCAGTAAAGCGGGAAGTTATGGAGATGAAACTGCATTCCAAACTCCAGATGGGAAAGTATATAAAATTCTTCATGGCAAATTTGAACAAGCAGCTAAAAATGTAACACGACCTACAGGCCCTGCCGCCGCTGCACTACAAGCACCAATAGGCTCACGCGCAATGCAGGTAGATGCTGCAAATAGCATTAAGCCATACTCACCTGCAACAGGAAAATTAGAGCAAGAAACAAAAAAATTGCAGCAATTACAGACACAAAGCGAAATAAACGCAAAACTTACTACAGAAGAAGAAATTAGAAAATCATTAGCAGAAAGCACCAAAACGGTTTTAGAGCAATCAACCGCAAATTTAAACACAGCAATACAAAAAAATCAAATAGACCAAAAAACATTAGATCTAATTGTTAGCGGCACTAACCCAGCTTTGGCAGCGCAATTTGCGCAAAACGAGCAACTTAATGCTCAAAATATGTTGGCGCTTGAGAACCAAACCAAAAAAGTTGGTTTATCAGCGGAAGATCTTAATCTTTTAAATCAACAAATAGCAGCAGGCCCCCAAATATTAGAAAACTTAAACCAGCAAGCTATTAAGCAAAAAGAAATATCAGATGCTACTGCTAGACGCAGTGTTATACCTAATTTTATTGCATCTGCTCAAACACAACTAAAAGATCTTGAATCTGTAGCTGTTCGTGTATCGCAAGGCATCGGCGATGCTGTTGGTAATTCATTAACAAAAGGCGTTCAAGGTTTAATCGAAGGCACAGCAACAGCGCAGCAAGTATTTGCTGATTTCCTTAAAACTGTAGGTGACATCTTAATGCAGGAAGGTGCAAAGATGATTGCTACTTACACTGCAATCGCGATAGCAAAATCACTAGCCGGATTGTTTGGTGGTGGAGGAGGAGGGGGAGCCCAAGGGTTCCAAATGCCTGAGATAGCCCCAGGAGTAGGCAGCTTAGGTCCACAAAAAATATTTGGCTTTGCCGCTGGTGGCAATCCACCAATTGGCAGGCCATCACTGGTCGGCGAGAAAGGCCCTGAGCTATTTGTTCCATCGGCTGCTGGTACGATCATCCCAGCAGGCCCCACCGCAGGCATCCGCGAGGTAATGGCTAACGGTAATGGCAATGCCGCTACAGCACCCATACTTAATATGAGTTTCGAAACTACAAGGTTTGGCAATACCGATTACGTTAGCCGTGAACAACTGGAAGCAGCAATGATGCAAACCAGAGCCGAAGCAACAAAAGCCGGTGCTAGACGTGGCATGACGATGACATTAGATAAACTACAACAATCACCATCCACCCGTAGCAGAGTAGGTTTAGGCTAATGGCTGCGTTCCCTTCTTTTACACCGACTAGCCGCAGCTTCACGCCAGGCACTTATCCGCAACGTTCCTATCGTTCATTATCAGGGGTAGTAACCAAACGCACATTTGGTAATGCACCAAGCCAATCAGCACTAGAAATGAATTTTGATAATGTAGCTGATTCAACTGCTACCGCAATCATTAATCATTACCGCAGCCAAACCGCAATTAATAAAAGATTTCAGCTATCTACAATAACAATGGGCGGCATGGATTCTGGCTTAGTTAGCATTGCCGATGGTACGATTGATAATTTACGATTTGAATACAAAGAGCCCCCATCAGTGCAATCAGTAAGGCCGGGCCGTTCAAGTATTAGCGTATCACTAATTGGCGAAATCCGTGATCCTAGGAGTGATGATTGATGGCGCTTGATATCCGCATTGCACAGTTTCTTAAGTTACAAGCAGCTAATGGTCAAGAGCATTATTATCAGAATTATTTTGCTAATGAAACCATAAATTATGGCGGCAAATCATATAGCTTTGCACCATTCCGCGCCGAGGGAACAACAGCAGCTTTAAACGGTGATAACAACGTATTGCAAGTATTATTTCCCAATGTAGATTTTGCAGTGCAATTACTTTATAGCAGCAACAGCAACCGCCTATCGGTGATGGAACTTACAACGCAATGGCTAACGGCTGAAAATGCTTATGCCGGAACAGCATTAACAGAATATTATATTGGCATTGGTTCTTCTATTAGCGAAACCACTTTAGAACTAAGATTTAGAAGTTCAATTGATAGCGTTTCATCCAACTTCCCAAACCGTACATTAACCCGTGAATTGGCTGGTATATTACCATTAGATGCGCAACTGGTCTTGCAATGAACATAACCACCAATGATTTAATCGGTTTGCAGTATGGCTGGGGATATGCACCAGGCGATGGTACGGGCATGACAGACTGCTTTCAGCTTGTATGTGAAATGCGTCGCCGTATGGGAATGAGCGACTATAGCGAGCGGTTTGAATGGGTGTATGACCAATACACAGAAGATACATTCCGCAGACGATTGATACCACGATGGCTATTGCAGCATGGCATTAGACTAGCTGCACCACGAGTTGGGGCCGTATTGTTACTACCAGGACATGCAGGCGCTGCATTAGCAACAGTAGTAACTGATGGTGCGTTATTCCTTGCACCTAGTGGTAATGTAGTGCGAACAAAATGGCCTGTTGATGTGGGCTATTATTTCTGGATGAACTAATGCGTAAATTACTGCCATACGAATACCAGCTAATCGAACAGCTAGGGATTAGCAAAGAAGAATATTTAGAATTTATTGCTGTACAAGCTGCATATAACGACCCCAAAGTAGGCACTGTTCTTGATATCCGGTGTGAGCCAGTCAGTATTGCTTTAGGTGTTGTCGGCCTTATATTTTCAGTCGCCTCAACTTTACTAAGACCAAAGCCTAAAATTACCACTCCGCAAGGAGTAGCAGTTGGCACACCAGTAGTTGGAGCACCAACTGAAGGTATCGGGGGTCAAGCGCAAACCCGTGAGCAACGCTTTTCACCACGATTTGGTTTCAATGGGCAGCAAGATTTAGCAAAATACGGTGACCCAATAAATCTAATCTATTGCAATACTGACATAAATCCTAAAGGCGCTGTACGTGCCGCCACATCATTAGTCTGGAGCGCCGTGCGCAGTTATGGGTCATCGCAATTTGTACAGCTTTTATTGGTATTAGGTGCGGGACGTATTGCAGGTATAAATGCCGATAAGTCAGCATTTGGGCAAGTTGCATTAGAAGATTTAGTAGCGCAAAATAAATTCTTTTACCACAACAATCAAGGCACCGGTTTATTAACCTGGAACGATGAGGACTACGGTCGCGCATCATCAGATCCTACATTTTATGGCACCGGCATAAATAACCCTTACCGTTTGCAACCATCGCCGGATAATGTACGAGTGGATGGATTCAGCCAGGCATATAGCCCTGGAACGCAAAACGCATTTGGTGTTTATGGTATTGTGCCAATTAATACGCTTGTATATCAACGCAATGAAAATGGCGATAAAATATCGCAAAGACTTGGAATTACTGCCAACTATAGCTGGCTAGGCGGTCAAAATCTAGATGTAGGTCAAGAGATAATAGTAACAATAGACAACACAAAAGATAATTTTGAACGTGATGTAGATTTTATGGGTCAAAGCGACCTATTCCAACAAGCGCAAGAAACAAGACGCACATTAGCAACTGCATTTGATGCAAGCGGTATTTTTAAACTAGGTTCCGCTGTATTTAAGGTAATAAGTATTGACGCAGGCTCGCCAGATGAACAAAATATGAACATAAAGTTAAGATGTATT